ATTACCTTTTAAGGACGTTGTTTTTAAATACACAAGTACAGGTTCGTTTTTAGCAAACAATCACAAAGAACTATCTAATAAAGATTGGGGTTCATTAGAATATAAAACAGAAGAAAAATACGATGGTGAAAACTATACAATAGAATTACCATTTGAGCATTTTAAGTACGAACATTTATATACTACTGATGCAGGTGTAATACAAACAACAACAACTGCTGATGGAGATGAAAAGAAAACAGATAGCGGAATACAGTATGGTTATTCGGTTGACGAACAGCAAGAGCCTTATTTAGGTGAACCATTAATATTTTATGCGAATACATCTTTGTCATCTGTAAGGGTAATTAATCTTGATGGTAGTGCAAATGCTACTGCTGTTAGTGGTGTTTATATGCCTACAAACTCAACAGGTATATTAAATGTATTTGGTACAAGTTTTTATCAAACGCTAAACTTTAATGCAGAGTATGAAGAATATTCAAGACAGGTAAATCAAACTACATTATTTGAAACATACTACAAAAGCTATGTTGAAGATATGTTTGACAAGCGTAAAAGGTTAAAAACTGTAAAAGCATATTTACCTTTAGAGATACTTACAAAACTAAATTTAGCAGACAAGATTATAGTCTTTGATGATATTTATAGAATCAACAAAATCACTACAAACTTTGAAACTAATTTAAGCACATTAGAACTTACAAATATATTTGAAGAGGTAACTTACAAGACAATTAAATACGTTGCACAAAACTGTTTAACAGTAGATACTTCAAAAACTCAAGTAGATAACAATATACTAACAGTAGATGCAGGATGCGAAACTGACTTTGTAATACCTAACCTTACAACGGTTGTGCCTAATATTAATCCTCCTAATGACCCAACTCCTGTATATGATGAAACACCATTAGTAGTTACAGCACCAACTATTGCAGAATATAATGTAACTGTGCCTACTACTACTTCTGTTTTCTTTAACCATCAAATAACTGCATTAGGTAAATTAGGAGACACGCCACAAGTAGATGAATATGGATTTGTATATTCTACGTCATTGTCAGATATAAGTTCATCAGATGATGTATTGGAATTATTTAACACAGGCAACGTAAGTTTTATACCTTACACACCACTTAATCCAAACTTTGCAGTACCTAAAATAGTAAACTACGAAAAGACAGGATTGACACACCCACAAACATACTATTGGAGGTTCTATGCGAGAACTAATACAGACCCTGCACACGCAGAGGCTACTGCAATATCAGAAGTGTTTACAGCATCAACGGTAGCAGCACCTGTTAGTCAATTCAGAAACACTACAGGGGAATACTTCTCTGATTATTATACTATTGATAATTGGGCGTACTTCTTACAAAACCAAAGTTTCTCAACTAATTCTGACCATCCCCTTGTGGCAGGTAAAACAGGACAAGAAATCCGACCACAACTTACAGCAGAAGCCTATACTTTACAAGATGCTAAAAAGATTGTAGAATGGTTTACAAGCGTACCTGACCCACAAATAGAAACATTTTACCCAATATCACACACTTTTGAATATTACGACTCCACAGAGACAATGATATATCAAATGGTAGATGTTAGTGATGCAGAAATAATGTACGCTGTAAATGGATTTAATCAATTAACAATATTTATAGTAGGTGGATTATTTGTAGAACAAAGTCCATACATACAAGGCGTTTTTGGAAATTCAGGAGATTTTAAAAGCACATCAGGATGATACAAAATATATTAGACTTATTGGAGTTCGCAAGAAGCGAGAAATGGAAAGGACAATACATAGATATAGCTTTGGGTAAAAACAAATATCCTGAATCAATTAAGGAAGGTTTACAACAATATAAAAACGGATTATGGAAAAAGTAGTAGTAGACGTTGTATTAAAAACAGATAGCGCAGTTGATAATGCAGAAGATTTACAAGAATCATTACAAGATGTAAAAAAAGAAACTGATAATATTACTTCAAGTACTGAAGAAATGGGTACACAGCTTGATACAGTTACAGGCGGTGCTATTTCAAAATTTAAATCTTTTAAAGGCACTATAGGCGGTGTAATAGGTTCATTCAAAACTTTAAAGGGTGCTATCATAGCAACAGGGATTGGCGCATTAATTATTGCGGTTACATCTTTAACTCAAGCATTCACAGCAAGCGAAGAAGGACAAAATCGTTTTGCTAAAATATTAAAACAGTTAGGCGTAGTAGCAGGCAATATTGGAGATATATTTTATAGTTTAGGTGATACTATATACAATGTATTTACAGGTAATTTTGAAGAAGCAAGTAAAGCATTTGAAACCTTTCAAGATAGAATAAAAAACTTTGGAGAAGAAACACAAAGAGAAATAGCGTTAGCAGGAGAATTAGCTGATAAAATAGCAGATGCTAATAAACTTGAAAGAGAACTATTAATAGAAAGAGCGCAAACAAATGTAGAAATAAACAAACTTAAGACACAAGCAGCAGAGGTTGATAAATTTACAGCAGAACAACGTATATTCTTTTTAGAAAAAGCAGCAGCATTAGAAGATGAAATAACAAAAAAAGAAGTTGATTTAGCAAAAACAAGGCGTGATATAAAAATAGAAGAAAATTCTTTAAGTGAATCAACAAAAGAAGATTTAGAAGAAGAAGCACAATTAATTGCAAATGTTATACAACTTGAGGAAGGTAGGTTAATTAGAAACAAAGAACTTTTAGGTGTAGCTGCAGGATTAAGAAAAGCAGAATCAGATAAATTAGCAGCGGAGCGTCAATCTGAAATTGATGCTTTTCAAAAACAACAAAACACAATATCAGGTATTTTAAAAGATAGTATAGTTAAAAATAATGACTTTGCTATAAGTGCTGAAAAAGACGTAAATAACAAATTAAAAGGGTTATTAGAAAAGAAAGCAACTGATGAACAAAAAGTAGAAGAACTATCAACTGAAGCAAAAATAAATTTAGCATCTAATGCTTTAGGAGATTTATCAACCATATTAGGAGAAGAAAGTAAAGCAGGAAAAGCAGCAGCTATAGCACAAACCACAATAGAAACATATAAAGGAGCTACAGCAGCTTACTCTTCTTTAGCAGGTATTCCTATAGTTGGTCCTGCATTAGGGGGTCTTGCAGCGGCAGCAGCAGTTGCAGCAGGTTTGGCAAATATAAAAGCAATACAAGCGACAGGGGAACCTGTTCCTGCTCCATCAATACCAAGTGGAGGCAGAGGCGCACAACCTCCTGCTTTTAATATAGTAGGAGCATCTCCTGAAAATCAGTTAGCACAAACATTAGGAGAAAGGGAAGATAGACCTGTAAAAGCCTATGTAGTAGGAGACGATGTAACAAACCAACAAGCACTTGATAGAAAAATAACAGAAGGTGCATCAATAGGGTAACAAAAAATAAAAAATATTATTGTATTAATATGGATATAGTCGAACTATTTATAGATGAAGAAGATGCTATTGGAATTGAAGCTATTAGCGTAGTGGAAAGTCCTGCAATCGAAGAAGATTTTATAGCACTTAAAAACCAAGAGTTTAAACTTGCAGAAGTAGACAAAGAAAAGCGCATCCTAATGGGTGCAGCTTTGATTCCTAATAAACCTATTTACCGTAGAAACGAGGATAACGAATATTACATTTACTTTTCAAGAGACACGGTAAGAAAAGCAAGTGAGTTATTCTTTATAAACGGAAACCAAAACAATTCTACTTTAGAGCATCAAGTGCCTTTAACAGGTTTGAGTGTTGTTGAATCTTGGATTGTAGAAAGCGAAAAAGACAAAACGAGACACTACGATATGGAAGTGCCTGTTGGAACTTGGATGGTATCTATGAAAGTTCTTAATGATGATGTTTGGAATGACTACGTTAAGACAGGAAAAGTAAAAGGGTTCTCTATAGAAGGATATTTTGCTGACAAAGCAGAACGACCTAAAGACAAAACTATTAAAGACGATTTAGAGGAAGAAGCACAAGAGTTAGTAGAAGAGTTAAGACAAATGCTGAAAGGCGAAGAACTTGAATCTTATGCTGACTATCCTGATGCAGTTTCTAACAATGCTAAAAGAGGTATTGAACTGAACGAAAAGGTAAATAACAAATGCGCTACCCAAGTAGGAAAAGTAAGAGCGCAACAATTAGCAAAAAAGGAAGCGGTTACTGTTGAAACTATAAAAAGAATGTTTAGTTACCTATCAAGAGCAGAAGAATACTACGATGAAGGTAATTCAGAAGCGTGTGGAACTATATCTTACCTTTTATGGGGTGGAAAAGCAGGACTACGTTGGGCAGGAAGCAAACTAAAAGAACTTGACTTATTAGAAGCATCCCTTAAAGAACCTTGTCAAGCAGGATATGAGATTATAGGATTTAAAATTAAAAACGGTAGAAGAGTACCTAACTGCGTACCAATAGACTAATGGCAAAGAATACAGCATACAGGGTTCACGTAGAAGATGTAGAACAATCAGTAGTAGACAATGTAAATATTGAAGATGGTGCAATGTTACGCACCGATGACTATTTATATATGGGTCATAACAATGAAAACGTAATTGTTTACCCACAAACAGGTGGTCTTAATTTAGGTTGGGCAAGGTATAATGATACTTTTTATGTAGGTTCAGACGATACTACTAAACTACTTTTAACAGATGGTGTTGAGGTTACTTTACCCAATAACGCAGGAAGTGTTGTAAGAAGTCATCCAAGTATAGACTTTTACGATGTAGCAAACCAAAAGTTTGTAGGCTTAAATGAAAATGATGTTTATGCGGTTACTGTTGTGTTTAAAAAGAGTGCAGCAAATGCTAATCAAACTCATTTAGATTTTAAACTTACAGGAGCAGATGATTACGATAGAATCAATATGGCTTTAGGGTTTTACAAAGGAAACGATGAAACACAAAACCAACATATAATGTTCCAATACTATTTAGATGCTAATGCTTTAGCAAATGGTCTTACTCCAAAGATTCAGTCAGATGGAGGAGATGCGAAGGTTTGGGATATTATCTTTTTTATATCAAGAACACAAAACGCAGGATAATGAGAAGAGAAAACAAAGATAGATACCCAAGTCCACAAAACGACAAAAGAGGATGTTTGTGTAAAGATGGTAAAACTTATTCACGTAAGTGTTGTGATGGTAGCTTCCAAGCACAAGGCATAGGAAACATTACAGGAACAGAGTAAAAATATAACAAACTTATTTATAATTTATTGTATAATTATATTCAATTTATATGAAAGCGACAGATATGTTAAACAAAGTAAAAGAAGTTCTTGGAGTGGAACTAAATGAAGAAACCCAAGAAGTAAAATTAGCACAGGCTACTTTGGAAAACGGAACTGTTATTGAAAGTGAAAATTTCGCTGCAGGAAGTGAAGTGTTCATAGTAACAGATGACGAAAAAGTAGCACTACCTGTAGGCGAATACTCTTTAGAAGATGGAGAAATGCTCAAAGTCGAAGAAGAAGGTATTATTGCATCTATAGGAGCAGCAGAAGAAGTTGAGGAAGCGGAAGCATCTGAAGAAGTAGAAGCTGCCGAAGAAGAAGAAATGGGATACGCAACTAAACAAGATTTAGCAGAGGTTAAAGAGATGATTGAAGAAATCAAATCTATGATTGAGCCTAAAGAAGAAATGAGTGAGGAAGCACCTGTTGAAGAAGTTAAGGAAGAACTTAATGAAGAGGTAAAAGAGGAACTATCAGCAGAAGAGCCTGTTGAGAAAGTAACTCACAATCCTGAATCTGAAACTAAAAAGAATTTAAACCTATTTGCACAAAAAAGAAATATGACTACTGCAGATAAGGTAATGCAAAGAATTGCAAACATTAAAAAATAAACAAATAAATAATTAAAAATGCCAACAACAACAACTCAAAACGCAAGTGTTGCTTATAATGGAGAATTTGCAGGACAGTACATTTCTGCTGCTTTATTGAGTGCAAACACTATCGAAAACGGAGGGATTACTGTTAAACCTAACATTAAATTCCAAGAGGTAATAAAAACTATCTCTACTGATGATATCGTAAAAGACGCTTCTTGTGATTTTACAGCTACAAGTACTTTGACGTTAGACGAGAGAACTTTGACTCCTGAATATCAGCAAGTGAACTTACAACTTTGTAAGAAAGACTTCCAAGATGATTGGGAAGCTATCTCTATGGGCTTTTCAGCACACGATACACTACCTTCATCTTTTAGTGATTTCTTAATTTCTCACGTAGCTGCTAAAGTAGCACAGAGAACAGAAACTTCTATTTGGGCAGGTTCAACTGCAACAAGCGGACAGTTTGATGGTCTTATGACTTTACTTACTGCTGATGCTAATCTACCAACAGGAAACGAAGTTGCAGGAACGACTGTAAATGCGGGAAATGTAATCACAGAATTAGGAAAAATTGCTGATGCAGTTCCTTCTACTCTTTACGGAAGCGAAGATTTAAGTATCTATATTTCTCAAAACGTTGCAAGAGCATACGTGAGAGCATTAGGTGGATTTGCTGCTGATGGAGTAGGTGCTGCAGGTACAAACTCTATGGGAACACAATGGTTTAACAACGGAGCATTGACCTTTGATGGTATCAAAATCTTTGTTGCTAACGGATTAGGTTCTAACCAAGCTATTGCTGCAGAAAAATCTAACATCTACTTCGGTACAGGATTACTTTCTGACCACAACGAAGTAAAAGTTATTGATATGGCTGACATTGATGGGTCTCAAAACGTAAGAGTCGTAATGAGATTTACAGCAGGTGTACAATATGGTATTGTTGATGACATCGTAACTTACGGTATCACTAACTCTGCTAACGACTAATAAACAGATTAACTAACTTAAGAGGGTGGGTAAGCCGAGTTTGTGCCTACCTACCCTTTTTTAATATAAAAAACTATGAGTTGCACACTATTGCTTGGCAGAAAAGAACCGTGTAAAGACACCGTAGGCGGTCTTAAAGCTGTTTACTTTACCGATTTTGGAGACTACGGTACAGTAACACAAACAGATGACGAGATTACTGATATGACAGGTACTTTTACTGCCTTTAAATATGAACTAAAAGGGAATAGTAGCTTTGAACAAGCTATTACTTCAAGCCGTGAAAACGGAACGACTTTCTTTGAGCAAACTTTAAACCTTACGCTTAAAAAGCTGTCTAAAGAAGATAACAAAGAATTAAAGCTATTAGCATTTGGTAGACCCCACGTAGCTGTTGAAGATTACAACGGAAATGTATTTGTAATGGGTCTTGAACACGGTGCTGAAGTAACAGGAGGTACGATTTCTACAGGAGCAGCTATGGGAGACCTTTCAGGATATACCTTAACTCTTTCTGCACAGGAATTGAAACCTGCAAACTTTGTAGACAGTCCAACTGCAGCAGACCCATACGCAGGTATGGGTAGTGCGACTGTAACAGTAACAGAAGGAACAAACTCTTAAACCGAGTTTCATTTGATTGATAAGAGGGTGGCTATATGCTGCCCTTTTTTTTGCTTTATAAATAACAAAATCCAAAAAGTTTTATTGTATAAATATGATTGTATTAGAAGAAAGTGCATCAGCACAAACTATTAATTTAATACCACGAAAGTTTACAAGTGGTGATAGTTACAACGTAACAATAGTAAATGAAACAACTAATGCAGAAGTATATAACGTAGATACAACTTCAATAGCTGAACTACTTTATCACAATACTTATACTGCGGTGTTTCCTGTAAAGCAGGATATAACATATACACTTACTATTAAAGATGGTTCTGAAGTTATATATAAAGATAAAATCTTTTGTACGAATCAAGCAGACCTTACAGACTACACTATTAATAGCGGTGCTTATATTGCAAATGATACAGATAACGAATTTATTACATTCTAATGGATAATTTACACATAGTTAATTTAGCTTCTTACAATAGACCTAAAATCAGCGAAGATAAGAATCGTGAATGGGTTGAGTATGGAGAAGATAACGACTATTATTCTTACCTGATAGAACTTTACACCGAGTCCACAACGAATAATGCCATTATAAACGGTATTACAAATATGATATACGGAAAAGGTCTTGACGCTTTAGATAATAGTTCTAAACCTAATGAGTACGCTGCTATGCGTTCTATCTTTCACGATAGTTGTTTACGTAAAGTAGCTTTAGACCTTAAACTATTAGGTGAAGGTTCTTTTCAAGTACTTTACAAAAAAGGTCAAGTAGTAAGAGCAGAACACTTTCCAAGACAAACACTACGTGCAGAGAAATGCAACGATGATGGAGAAATAGAAGCATATTACTATCATCCTAATTGGAAAGATGTAAAGAGAAGCGACACTCCTAAACGTATTGCTGCTTTTGGTTTTGGTAACGGTAACGAACCTGAAATTAAAATAGTAAAAAAATACGTATCAGGATATGACTATTACTGTCCTGTAGATTATCAAGGTGGATTAGCTTATGCTGAACTTGAATCAGAAATAGCAGACTACTTAATTAACGATGTACAAAACGGATTTAGTGGCACGAAAGTAGTCAACTTTAACAACGGTGTTCCTGATAGAGAAAAGCAAATGCAGATTAAGTCTGACGTTATGCGTAAACTTACAGGAGCAAGAGGCGAAAAAGTAGTAATTGCATTTAACAACAACGCTGAAAGTAAAACAACAGTAGACGATATACCGTTAAATGATGCACCTCAACACTACGAATACTTATCTAATGAGTGTTCTAATAAACTAATAGTTGCACACAGGGTAACAAGTCCATTACTTTTAGGTATTCGTACAGAAAACAATGGATTAGGGTCTAATGCAGACGAAATAAAGACTGCTGCGCTACTTTTTGACAATATTACTATAAAACCATACCAAGACCTATTAACGGACTGTATGGATGATATATTAGCTGTTAATGGAATATCTCTTAAACTTTATTTTAAAACACTTCAGCCTCTTGCTTTTATCGACACCAACAACGCTATTACTGACGAGGCTCGTGAAGAAGAAACAGGAGTTAAATTGTCTGCACAGTTTGATGATGACAAAATGTTTGACTTACTTGATGAGTTTGGTGAGGAAGAAGATTTAGAAAATTGGGTATTAGTAGACGAAAGAGAAGTTGACTACGACCAAGAAGAAGCATTAGATAAAATGATTGGTTTAGCTTCAACAGGTACTGCAAGACCTAATGCTACAAGTGAGCAAGATGGTGAGGTAGAAGATATGAAGTTTAAAGTTCGTTATCAATATGCACCATTAAGAACACAATCTAACTCAAGAGAGTTTTGTAAAAAGATGGTATCTGCTAAAAAGATATACCGTAAAGAGGATATAATGCAGATGAGTACAAGAGCAGTTAATGCAGGATGGGGATTAAACGGTGCTGATACTTATGATATTTGGTTATATAAAGGTGGAGGTGCTTGTCATCATTTTTGGATGAGAAAAACATATATGGCAGTAGATGTTAAACCTGATGCTACCAACCCTAATGCAGAGATAAGTGTAAACAAGGCAAAGAAAGAAGGATTTACTCCTGAAACTAACGACCCTAAAGTTGCAAAGCGACCAAAGGATATGCCTAATCAAGGATTTGTAAATAAGTAAGAAATGGCAGACGCACTATTCATAACAAGAAAAGATTTAGTAAAGTTTAGTTCTTTAAACGGAAACGTAGATACTGACAAGTTCTTACAATATATTAAAATAGCACAGGATATACATATCCAAAACTATTTAGGAACTGACCTTTATAACAAGATTCAAGCTGATATAGAGGGAAGTAGTTTAGCAGGAGACTATTTAGCACTTGTAAACGACCATATAAAGCCTATGCTGATACATTGGGCATTAGTTGAGTACTTACCCTTTGCAGCTTATACAATCGCTAATAAAGGCGTATTTAAGCACAGTTCAGAAAACGCTACAAACGTAGAAAAAAACGAAATAGATTTCTTAATAGAAAAAGAAAGAAACGTAGCACAGTATTATACTGATAGATTCGTAGATTATATGAGTTTTAATGCAAGTTCAAAGTTTCCTGAATACTACACAAATAGTAATGATGATGTGTACCCTGATAAAGATGCAAGTTTTGAAGGATGGGTACTGTAAGATATAAACCAAAACAAGAGAATGTAAATAAGTTAAAACAGTATTTAGCTTATATAACAAAAACAAAAAAAAGTAATTGTATTAAATATGGCAAATAACATAAATTGGGGTAAGATTTATTGTGATATGATAGACAATATTGGTTGGGGAGCAGATACTGCTTGGTCTACTAATGCTGTTCCTGATATATCTGCACCTGCTTGTTGGGGAACATTTGCTTTAACAGTTGATTTAACAAATATTTCAGGTACACCTTTAACAACAGATACCACAACTTATAGAACAGACCAAACACAAATTTAAGATATGGCACAACAAAACATAACAATAGGAACGCAAGATGCAGGAAATGGGGATACTCTCTTTGCAGCGTTTACTAAAGTAGAAGCTAACTTTACAGAACTTTATTCAGACGATGCAGGAGATGTAGGAAGTATTATAGGTGGCACAGGATTAGAAGTAGATTCCGCAACAGGAGATGTAACAGTAAGTGTTTCTGACAATGGTATAGACCACGCACAGCTTTCTAATTCTTACACAGCTTTATCAGCTTTAGGAACAGGTTCATCTTTTGCAATTAACTTTGATTCAGCAGCAACTTTTACAGCAACTGCAAATGCAGCAGCAACTTTGACAATGAGTAATGCTCAACAAGGTCAAGTGGTAGATATTATTTTAGATGGAAACTACGCTATTACTTTAGCAGAAACAGGCAGCACATTTAACAAAGTAGGAAGCACAAATTACGATGGCACTACAAATAACGTAATACAAATTATCTGTACAGATGATTCAGCAGGTGCAAAAGTTTATCACTATGCAGTAGCACCATTTACTTCAAGCACAACAGTATAATAGAAAGATATGAAAGCAATACAAATAAACGGAGCAATAAAAAGATACACTACCATTCCTAAAGCGTGGGGTAATGTTATTGGTGGGTTTGACTTACTATCTTCTACTGAATGGGAGGCTGCAGGATTCTACGATGTAGTAACACCTGATTACGATTCAGCAACTCAAAAGTTAGGAGACCTTGAATGGGACGCAGATAGTAGTACTTTTACCTACCCTGTAATAAATAAGACTTGGACACAAACAGTAGCTGAACTTAAAGAGGCAAAGATTGCAAACCTAAAAGCTATCTACAATAGAAAACTATCTGAAACAGATTGGTATATTGTAAGAGAGGCAGAGGGTGGAACAGCAACACCTCAATCTATTTTAGACGATAGAGCAGCATTAAGAACTGAATGTGGAACTAAAGAAGCAGAGATTAACGCTAAAACAACTAAAGCAGCGGTAGTTTCTTATTCTTTACCAAACCTTGACTAATGAGTTTTAATAAAAAATTCTTTACAACAGGAGGTATTGTAGCCTCTTCTGCAGCAGCAGCTATAACAGGTACAGACCATTTTTCCCCTGTTACTTATACAGGAAATGCAGGTACTCAATCAATTTCTTCGCTTGACTTCCAACCTGATTTTGTTTGGATAAAGTCAAGAGACAATGCTAATTTTGAACACGCTATATTTGATTCTGTTAGAGGTGCAGGAACAAGCAAAGTTTTATCTTCAAATACCACAAATGCAGAAGGGTGGACTATTGCCGCTCCTATGACCTCTTTTGATTCTAATGGCTTTACTGTTGAACCACGTTCAGATGGTAACGTAAATAATTTAGTTAATAAAAGTGGAGAGGATTTAGTCGCTTGGTGTTGGAAAGCAGCAGGTGCTCCAACAGCTACAAACACAGCGGGAGCAGGTAATGTGCCTACAGCAGGTAGTGTTAAAATAGATGGAGCTGACTCAACTACAGCTTTAGCAGGAACAATAGCTGCAAAAAGTATTTCTGCCAATACAGCTTCAGGGTTTAGTATTGTTAGTTATACAGGTACTTTATCAAGTGCAGGAAACATTTCTGTTGGGCACGGACTTTCTTCTGCTCCTGAATTAATAATATCAAAAAGAACAGATTCTACAGGAAATTGGAGAATTAGACCTTTTTTCTTAAACAACAATCCTTACGATTATTTAGAATTTGATACAGGTGTTTTAGCACAATTTAATGCATCAGATGGAACAATGTCATTACCCACATCAACTACATTTGACAACAGTTGGAATTCTGCTTTAGGTGGTGCAGGTGATGTAATCGCCTACTGCTTCCATTCAGTAGATGGGTATCAGAAGGTGGGGAGTTATACAGGGACAGGAGCGACTCCTCAAACTATTAATGTGGGATTTGCTCCAAGATGGGTAATGATTAAGAATGTTGACGGTTCATCTGAATCTTGGAGGATATATGATACTGTACGCGGAGATGACACAATTTTAAAAGCAAATACTTCTGATGCTGAATCAGTCCAAAGTAGTTTTGAATTTGAAACAAATGGATTTACTTTAACTGACAATAGAAGCGACACAAATCAATCGGGTAGTACACACATCTATTTAGCAATAGCATAAACAATGGAACAATTGAAGATATACGGATTCAACGCAATAGCATTAGCAATATCAATAACAGAGATTAATCCCTATCTTCAAACGATATCTTTATTATTAGCAATAGGGTACACAATAATACAAATAACAAAGAAACTAAATGGCAAAAATTGATATAGACGGAGACGGAAAGGCTGATGTTTCAATCAGCATCACACAGATTATTACGATAGCTGCAATGTTTGCTTCTATTATAGGTTCTTATTATACATTAAGTGCCAAGATAGAAACTAATGCTTCTGACGTAGCTAAACTTAAATACAACGAAAAGGAATACACTTGGAAGAATCAAAGACAACTTGAAGCTGAAGTAAGAACTATTACTTTAGAGATGAGAGACTTTATGAAAGACCTTGAGTATTTACAAAGAGATAAAAAGAGATAAAATGAACACACTTATTATTATTATTACTATTTTAATGTTTGCCACAGCTATTATGATGGGGTTAACTGTTTACGGATTATTTACTGATAAAGACAAGGATGGTATTCCTGATGCTTTAGAAGATAAATTTAAAGAACTAAAAGAAGAGATTAGTAAGTTAAAAAAATGAAGTACTTTACTTTAGATGAGTTTGACTGTCCAAGCCACAAAGGTAGTGGTGTTAATATGGACTCTAATTTTCTTGCTAAACTTGAAGAGGCACGAGAGATTGCAGGTATCCCATTCAAAATCACTTCAGGTTATAGAACAAAAGAGCATAACGAACAAGTCGGTGGAGTACCAAATTCATCACACCTTATCGGAGTCGCAGCAGATATTTCTGTGTCAAGTGGAAGTGAAAGATACATTATACTCGCTTCACTTATTAAAGCAGGATTCCGTAGGATTGGAGTTGCAAAAACCTTTATCCACTGTGATACAGATGACTCTAAACCTAACAGCGTTTGGACTTACTAATACTGTTGGTAGTACGATATGGCTGACAAAAAAAAGTTTAAAGATACACAGGTAGGTCAATTCTTACTTAATAAGATACCTAATGTAGTAGAAGCTGTAGCAGGTGATACTTTAGCAGGAAACGTTATACAAGCCATTATAGGCGGTTCTGATATGTCCGAAGAGGATAAGTCCGTAGCATTAAAGAAACTTGAATTAGAAAGAGCAGAGATAGATGGAGTAACTCGTAGATGGGTTGCAGATGTTCGTTCAGGTAGTTGGTTAGCAAGTAATGTAAGACCTCTTACACTTGCATTTTTTTCAATAGCATACGTTATAGGGTGGTTTTATGGTTTAGAACTAACAAGTATTACAGGGCTTTTAAGTGTTGTGATAGGCGGTTACTTTGGTAGTCGTGGAGTAGAAAAAGTGTTTGGAAACAAACTACATAAATAAATTGTTAAAAACTTACCTTTAAAAAAGTTTACATCTTAAAAAAAAAGATTGTAACTTTGGTGGGTTAGTGGGAATGTAATTAATTACTAACTTTAATATATATATAAATAAATGGAAGATTTAACTATTAGAAAATTAGCAGAAAAAATTGCAAAAGATTTTCAATTATCTGTAAAAGATAGAACAGATGCAATATTAGAAATGGATTCAATATCATATACTAATTTAGGTATAGACAGTACTAAAACAGAAAAAAATAAAGTTAAATCAGACAGTAAGTATTTATATAAATTAATAAAAGGCTTTAATGAAACAGATGGTAAACTGTTATTAAACCATCTTGATTCGTAAGACAATGCCTAAAACTGCTAAAAAACCTACAAGGAGTAAACTCGTTAAAAAACTTGATACGGTATTTAGTCAGTATATAAGATTAAGCAATGCGGACAACAATGGATATTGTACTTGTGTTACTTGCAATAAGACGTTCTTTTGGAAAGAAATCCAAGCAGGGCATTTTATGAGTAGAAAGCATTATTCTATACGTTGGGATGAAAGAAATGTTAAACCTCAATGTGTAGCTTGTAATGTATATAGAGCAGGTGAGCAATATAAGTATAGTTTATATCTTGGTAATAACTTGTCTAAAAAGCTACTTGAAGAAAGTAGGGAACTACGTAAATTTACAAATATCGAGTTAGAAGAAATGATTGCTGACTATAGTGAACGAGTGAAAAAACTTACTTGATAATTCTTGTATATTGTTCTTTGTTAAAAGGGGGTGTAATTAATTTTGCATCCTCTTTTGTTTTATAAACATTTTTTTGTAACTTTACCGATATGGAACAATTTACAAAAGCAGAACTCTATGGTAAGACTTTAGAACTGCAATACGAATTAGAAAAGAAAAATGAAATGCTTGAACAAGCAAAAAAACAATTAATTTCAATCACAAAGTAATGAACAAAGAAACAAACATTCACAAGAAGATGTTCTTATTACAACAAGAAATAGGAGCAATTAGTAAGGACGCAAGTAATCCTTTTTACAAGTCAAAGTATTTTGATATTAACTCACTAATTAATCAACTAAACCCTTTGTTAAAAAAACACAAAGTATTACTCTCACAACCTACAAGAGGTAAGAAAGTATTTACTATTTTAAAGTGTGTAGAATCAGAAACAAGTGATATGGCTTGGTTAAAATTACCTGAAATAAATGACCCACAAAAGTTAGGTTCTGCTATTACATATTATAGAAGATATACTTTAGCTTCACTTCTTGGTTTACAAGCTGTAGATGATGATGCAAATGTAGCAAGTGGTGTAACTGAAGATAAGAAATGGTTAAACCAAAACACACCTGAATTTAGTAAAGCAATAGAATTTATAAAAGGTGGAGGTAGCGTAGAAGCTATTAAAAGCAAGTACAAGGTATCTAAAAAAGTACAGGATGAACTTGCAAAATTGTAGAATAAAAAAAGTATATTACACAACTAAATATAATAATCAATCAATAAAAGTAGAAATATGGAAATTACAGGAAACATCAAACTTATTCAAGACGTTGAGTCAGGAACTTCTAAAGCAGGTAACGAGTGGTCAAAAAGAACTATCGTTGTAACAACTGCCGAGAAATACCCACAAGATTTAGCTATTGACTTTATGGGAGAATCTATAAAAGGAATTAACAACTTTCAAGTAGGCAACCCTGTTACGGTTAGTATAAATCTACGAGGCAAAGAGTACAACGGTAAATACTACACAAGTATAAATGGTTGGAAGATTGCAGCAACAATAGGAAACGTTAACAACACTGACCAAAACCCTGCAAGAGAAGAAACAGCAGATTTACCATTTTAATTTAAGAGGGGGTTTTTACCCCCTTTTTTTATACCTTTATGAGAAAACTAAAAGATGGAGAAGAAATGCCTATTGATTTTTGGAACTACAAAGTTAATCCAATCGTAGGATATTACATAGAAAAAGAAGAAGCACAAACAATAGGAATGGAAAAAAAGTATAATAGATTACCACAAAGTATATGATAGCACAAGCAAAGAAACTACAAGACAAGATATTAGATATAAAGTACGGAAGAGTAAAGGAAGGTTTAAAGATTGGCGTTCCTGAAATAGATGAACATATTAGATTTAAAAAGAATCTCTTGATAGCAATAGGACACGCAAACGTAGGTAAGACTACAACCCTAATTTATTTTTACGTATTATGGGCAAAGCTACACGGATTGAAGTTTGTTGTTTGGTCAAGTGAAAACAGTCCTGAATCTATATTAAGAAAGATTATAGAGTTTAGAATGGGTAAACCAATACAGGAAGCAACTGATGAATTAATTAGTAAAGCAGTAGAATGGTCAAACGAACATTTTAAGATTATAGATGTAGAAGATATGTACACTTACAAGAGTTTATTAAAAGAAGCGCAACAAATAAAAGATGCTTGGAACTATGATGGTTTATTAATAGACCCTTATAATTCTTTAGCAAAGGACGCTTCTATATTAAAGATGGTAGGGAACGCACACGAATACGATTACCAAGTATTGACAGAGTTAAGAATATTTACTAAAAAGAATAACGTACAAGTTTGTGTAAATGCACACGGTGTAACCTCTGCTTTAAGACAAGTACATCATTCAGGACACGAATACGAAGGTTTGACAAGACCATTAGCTATGAGTGATGCAGAAGGCGGTTCTAAAATAAGTTCACGTGCTGACGATATTTGGTGTATTCATAGATACGTACAGCATCCTACTGATTGGATGTACAGTCATATTCACGTTTTAAAAATAAAAGAAAACGAAACAGGTTCAAGACCTACTACATTCGAACAACCTATACAATTACGTATGAAAGTTAATAATGTAGGATTTGAATATATGGGAAGAGATTTAATACACAATGAAAATAAAATACAAAAATTAAACGTATGATAGTAATAGGACTTTTATTGGTAGTAGCATTTACTTTTTTGATTATAGGTCAATTTAAGAGTGCAGAGATTATAATAAGTCCTATTAAAGGAATAATGTTTGGCTTTTTATATCACAAAGAACAATACGAACAAGAAGATGAAATTACCCTGCAATGTTTGTTGGGTATAATTAGTATTAATGTGATATGGATAAACCAACTGAATGGCTCGCAAAAGTAGCTGAAAGGCACAAAGAATGGGTAGCCATTGTTAAAAGTTTTGGAGAGTACGATTACTGTGAGGACTTGGTACAGGAAATGTATCTAACAATTTATAAGTATGCGAACGAAGATAAAGTTATTAGAAATGGTGTCGTTAGTCGTGGGTATTTGTATTTTACTCTTCGTTCTCTCTATTACCAATATTATAATAGTAAAAGAAAAATTACTAAAGTTTCTATCGATGATGATGAATTTACCATCCAAATTCCACACGATTCGCAAATGGATGAACAAGTAGCATTTCATAAAATCTGTACTATGATAGATGAACACATAGAAGGTTGGAGATGGTACGAAAAGAAATTGTTTTCTCTTTACAGAGATTCAGATTTAAGTATAAGAGGTATAGCAGCAGAAACTAATATTAGTTGGGTAAGTATATTTAATTCATTAAAACACGCTAAAGAAGAAATAAAAGATAAGTTTAAAGAAGATTGGGAAGATTATAAAAATAAAGATTATGACAGAATTTAAAGGAGACAAACGCACTCGTGAGTATCGAGAATGGAAGGCTAAACACGCACAAGCGAGTGAAGGACTTGGAGACACAGTTGAGAAAATAACTAAAGCAACAGGTATAAAGAAAGCAGTAGATACTGTATTTCAAAAGTTAGAAAAAAGCTGTGGATGTGAAGAAAGAAAAGAAAAATTAAATCAAGTGTTTAGATACAAGAAACCTGAATGTTTAACAGAGCAGGAGTTTGATTTAATTAAAATGGCAGTAGACACTAAAAAGAATAAGTGGACGCCCGAAGAGCAAGAAACGTATAAAAACATATACGAAAGGATATTTAAAACTAAAGTAGAATGTACTCCTTGTAGTTTTGGTAAGGTAGTATGGAAAGACTTACAAGCAGTTTATAATCAGTATTTATGAGTTTAATAAGAAATAGAAACCAAGTTAAACAAGTAATAGACTTTACAGGTGTGCAAAATGGTAAGATGCACCCAAGTGATATAGACTTTGTTTTAGAATTTGACAACAAAGTACTGATACTTGGAGAAGTAAAGCGTAAGTACAATAAGATACCTACAGGACAGAAGTTAATACTTGAAAGAATCATAGACAGATGGGGAGAAGGTGGTATAGCTTTAAAGGTAGAACATCAATATCAAGATGACAACACTAACATACCATTAGAAGAGTGTACTGTAACTGCAAGATACTATAAAGGAGATTGGACTTATTTTACAGAACCAAAAAATTTTATAACTTACATCAATAAAATAGGAGAACACTTTAATTGCACTAAATGTAAATTCTAATGAACAAGAAACTGAACAATATAAAAGAAGGAGAATACTACGCTAATTTTAATTTAGTTGGAGAGTATATCGTAAAATCAAGAAAAGCAAAACCTGAAAACAAAGCTATTAATGAAATGTATTTTTGTTGGCAGGATGTAGGATTCTATGTACACAATCTTATAACAAACGAAAGGTTATACGAACAGTCATTAAGTGAATACCGTAGTGATAAGATACGTGCAGTAGAAAGAGCAAGACTTGCAGAAAAAAAGATAGAAGAGTTAGAACAAGAGATAGAAAAACTTCAAACTAAATTAGATGTTGGTATTTAAGATTATACTTGGATATGGTGTGTTGAGGTTGATGGAAGCAATGATAGTAAAAACATATAAAGATAGATATGAGTGATAGTTTAAGAAAGTGGATACAGATGCAAGAAGAAGGTTGGACAGCAGATTCAACAGGATATAATCATTTACCTAAAGACCCAATAGTAGAAAGCGTAATACAAAAGATGAGAGCAAGAAGTAGGGATGGTATAACTAAATACGGAACTACCCTACACGATTCTCCTGATGGTTTTTATAAGTGGGTACAACACGCACAGGAAGAAGCTATGGATTTCATACTGTATTTAGAGAAGATTAAAAAACTAAACAAATGAAAGAATCTACATTGGTAAAGATGCAACACGATTTAAAACTTACACAACAAGCGTTGGTAGTTGCACTAAACAGATTAGAACAATTAGAAAAAAAAGTATTCCCAAAAGAGGAAGATGTTAAATAATTGTTTATATTTACAAAAACAATATTATGACATACGAAGAACTTTATTACAGGTCTATGACAGACCACGAACTACAAAGAGTTATAAATACTCACGAATTTCTTGATGGTTACGTTGACAGGTGTCAGCAAGAACTGAACAGAAGAAAAGAAGAACAAACAGAAATAACAAGATTATGATAACACTATTAAACGGAGAACATTGGGGTAAAGAAGAAATCCTCACACAGATGTATGATGACGAATTTTACTATGGTCATCTTGGTAAACACGCATTAAGTAGTTCATCTCTTAAAACACTCTTAAAGAGTCCAAAGACTTACAGAAACATTCTAAAGTATGGAGACCCTAACGGAGATAGTCCTGCATTAGCAGCAGGTAAGTTAGTACATTGGATGATACTTGAACCTCACAAAGTAGACAAGTTACATTTTGTAGATGCTTCCACAAAGAACACTAACAAGTACAAAGATGCTAAAGCAAAGTATGGAGAGGTGTTTCTTGCAAAAGAAAGAAGTGCAGCAGAAAGATTAGCAGATGCAGTATTAAGAAATGAAGCAGCACTCAAACTATTAACTAAATCAGAGTTTGAAGTACCTGCAATAGAAATGATAGAAGGATTAGCTTTTAGAGGTAAAGCAGATATAATTAAAGGAAATACCTTAATTGATTTAAAGACCTCTGCTGACCTTAATACCTTTCGGTATAGTGCAGACAAGTACGGATATGATTTACAAGCGTGGTTGTACTTAAAATTGTTTAAGAAGGATAAGTTTACCTTTTTAGTAATTGACAAAGCAAGTACAGATATAGGAATCTTTGATGTAAGTGATGAGTTTTTAGCAAGAGGCGAAAACAAATTCAGACAAGCAGTAGATAACTATAAGTACTTCTTTCAAGAAGAAAACGATTTAGACCAATATGTAATGAGAGGAATATTATAAATTTATTTGGTAGTTAATAAAAAGTTTATATCTTTGGAAAAAATAGGGGAAGATGAAAACCTAATAGAGTAAGCACAAAGAATAAATACAATAATTATGAATAATCAAATTAAAATAGCAAGAGTTGAAATGATACCTATTAGTAAAATAAAGTTTATTAAAGGTAATAGGGGTACTTATGAATCACACATACAAAAGATGTATGATTTAATAGACACTTATGGATTTGCAGATACGATTAAAGTAATTCCTGAAGATAATTTTTATTGGGCTGCAGAGGGACAACATAGGGTTTCTGCTTTAAAATTACACGGAGTTAAAGAAGTTCCTTGTAGTATAATAGATTGGTTAGATGATGATGTAGAAGAAATCCAAAGATTTATTATTTCTCTTAATGCTCACAATAAGGCTTGGGATTTAATAGATAGTATAAAATCTTGGGCAGATTTAAAGAAAGATAATTACGAATATCTTTTAGATAAAGTCAGAAATTACAATAACGTGCTTTCTGTGGGTTCTATAGTGAGTTGTTTTGATGGAGTAAGGAGGCAACATAATTCAGTAAAGAAAGGAAAATTAAAAATATTAGATAAAGATTTTTCTGAAACATTATTAGACGCAATGAAAAATTTTGTTGTATCTAATGGAAAGAAAAAAGCAAATTCTAAAATAACTTATTGTGCAGCTGAATTAATTTATAATAGTGGAAATGAAATAAGATATCAAGTATTACAAGCGTTTTTGTTAGCTGCTAAAACACATCTGAATACATCAGAAGAGCCATTACCTGATGGAGACAAAGCGTTTGACTATTGGTTTGAAGAGGTGGTAATGAAAACATATTATCCTATAATAAGACAAAATATAATGTCTAAATGAAGATACTAAACTTATACGCTTGTTTAGGAGGCAACAGATATAAATGGGATGAAGTAACTGATGTTGAGGTTACAGCTGTAGAATATGACCCTGAACTTGCAAAACTATACCAAGAAAGATTTCCAAATGATAAAGTAATAGTAGCAGATGCACATCAATACTTGTTAGACCATTACAAAGAATTTGATTTTATTTGGACTTCTCCTCCTTGTCCAACTCATAGTAGGGTAAGGATTAGTCAAAAAAATAGTCAAAGTTTTATACCTAAATATCCTGATATGAGATTATATGAGGAAGTAATATTTCTTGAAAATCATTTTAATGGGAAGTATGTTGTAGAAAATGTAATACCCTATTATGAGCCATTAATACCTGCACAGAAAAGACATAGGCACTTATATTGGACAAACTTCTTATTACCTAATATTTTAAGTAATAGAAAACAACCACAGATAAGCAATGGAGTTAATGAAGTTAAAAAATTATGTGAATTTCACTATTATGATTTTTATAGATATAAAGGAAAACAAAGAATTGATAAGATAGCAAGAAACCTTGTAGACTATGAAGCGGGAAAAACAATACTTGAAACTGCATTAGGTATTATAAAAAAACAAAACGAGAATCAATTAGAAATTTTTTAAATGAATAAAGAGATAGCCAAAGAACTTGATTTGTTTGCAAATAACGTTTGCAGTAGATATTCTCAAAAAGATAGAGAGGGTAATTACAATAAAGAAACATTTCAAATAGCAGAGATAATACCAACAAGCGACCATACAGCTACTGTTATATTTAAAAAGAACACAGGTAAACTTGCAGCTTTTTTATTTTATTATATAAATAGAGGAAAGTCAAAAGGATGGAAGTATCTTGTTCCTACTGATTCACACATAACAGGATTCAGAGCATTTGAATTTTATAAATTACAAGTGGAAAGAAGTAACTATAAAAAGAATTTTGAATAAAGATATAATAGAAGAATTTTACAATCTCGCTTTATTGGATATAGCTAACGGAAGAAGTATATCAGAACTTGAAGAGGCGTTAGACTTATACGAGACAGCAGAAGAGTTTGAAGCCTGTGCAGGAATACTAAAAGCAATACACGAATCAGGATTTATGACAATAAAAGAAATAATTAATAAATTAGAAGATGACGAACACACAAAGAATAATTAAAGGAATAGTAGAAGATTACTATAAAATAGATATTACTACAAACACAAGAAAAAGACCTTACATAGAAGCAAGAGCAATATATTATAAACTATTAAGAGACCATACACATTATTCTTTACACGCTATAGGTGCAACAATGGAAAAAGACCATTCAACTGTATTGTACTTTACAAGAAAGGCTAAAGATTGGCTTTTATATGATAAAGATTTTGAAAATGATTTTCTTACATTAAACAATAGACTTGTTAAGGCTAAAGAATTAAATCCTGATGGTTTTAAAAGGGCAGAAACATTAGAAGGCTTTTGGGAAGGTCAGTATAGTAAATTAAACAAACAATACAAAGAACTTGAAATAAGATATAGTTACTTGCAAGGACAATTAAAGAAAGTAAAACCTGAATTAGCAGAACAGTTTGAATTAACAGATTAATAAACATTTTATTGTATAATTGAATAAACAATCTTTTTCAAATGGATAAGAGGGTAAATAACGGAGGTGCAAGAGCAGGTGCAGGAAGAAAACCTAAAGCTGAAGAGATTAAACTTGTAGAAAGATTATCTCCTTTAGAAGATGATGCTTTAGCTGCATTAGCAGAAGGTGTTAAGTCAGGAGATATTAAATGGGTAACATTGTACCTCAACTACTATCTCGGTAAACCAAAAGAAACAAAAGATATTACCATCAACGAGGACTTACCGTTGTTTATGGAAGATTAGGGATAACTAAAACCCTATTCTCCAACCTATATGAGGGTAAAGAAAACAATAGCCTTTCACAGATTAAAGGAATTACAAAGCAGGATACGAATAGTTAAAGGAGGTACATCAGCTTCCAAGACTGTATCAATACTTTGTTTACTGATTAACTATGCTATAAGAAACGATGGTAAAGAAATAAGTGTAGTAAGTGAAAGTGTACCACACCTGCGTAGAGGTGCTTTAAAGGACTTTTTAGCTATCTTAAAGGGTCTTAATAGGTATAATGATAGTCAGTACAATAAAAGTACTTTAAAATACACCTTTACAAATGGTAGTTATATAGAGTTCTTTAGTACAGACCAACCTGATAAATTAAGAGGAGCAAGAAGAACAGACTTATATATAAACGAGTGTAACAATGTACCCTTTGATGCTTATACACAATTAGCAACAAGAACAAGTGGTACGATATGGCTTGATTACAATCCATCTAATTTGTTTTGGGTAGACAAAGAGTTGATAGGACAACCTGATACCGATTACATCACACTAACTTATAAAGATAACGATGCACTACCTGACTCTATAGTAAGAGAAATAGAGAAAGCTAAAGAAAAAGCAAAAACCTCAACCTATTGGTCTAATTGGTGGAAGGTATATGGTCTTGGTTTGCAGGGAAGCCTCGAAGGTGTATGTATTCCTGATTGGAAAGAGATAGATAGAATACCTGAAGATGCACGATTAATGGCTTATGGAATGGACTTTGGTTATTCAGTAGACCCTACTACATTGATTGCACTCTACAAATGGAATGATGCTTATATATACGATGAGGTTCTTTATAAGAAAGGAATGTTAAACAGAGATATAAGTAGGTTCATATCACAGCAGGATATAAAAGAAAATATTGTAGCTGATTCAGCAGAACCTAAATCAATAGCAGAGTTACAAGGATATGGTCATTCTATCTATGGAGTAAGCAAAGGAAGAGATAGTGTAGTGTATGGTATCAATCTCATCAATCAAAACGAAATATACGTTACAGCAAGAAGCAAGAACTTAAAAAGAGAACTACAAGGATATGTATGGGCAAAAGACAAAGAAGGAAACACTTTACAAAAACCTACAGGTGAGCATCCTGATTGTATAGATGCTGCACGATATGTATTAACTGACCAATTAGAGAATCCTAATAAAGGAGAATATTTTATCTATTAATTTGGTAGTTAAAAAAAAGTTTATATCTTTGATGTAAACAAAGTTTAATTAATACAACAATAATGGAAAATCAAACAGAGTATTATCTAATACAAGAGTTAATAAAAAAAGAAAATAGGAAGCAAGTAATTAAAATGATTTTTGGAGGTATGGTAGTAGGGATAGGTGCAGCAGTAAGTTTAGTACTATTCTTAAATATGCTTGTTGCTTTCGATTGGTTAAGTGATGCAATAATAAAACTAATTGGAGGCTTTTAAGATGCAACAAGCGTGTTGGTACGAACAAATATATGTAGTACAGAAACCTACAAAGAGAGGTGGTCAAAAAGGTTCTGATGTAACCTTGTATATAGACTACAAAGGTAAAGGCAAAGTAGAAGGAAGTGAAACGTACCGACAAAACAGTAAAGAATTAGAACAAGCAATAGAAACAGCATACAGATATGCCTATAAAAGGTTTATCTTGAAACAGTAACTTTTTTCATTTGTTTTTGTTTGGGATTAGGTGGCTTTATGCTACCTTTTCCTTTTTATACATATTAGTAACTTATTTATTGTAATTATATGAAAGTAGAGATAAACGTACCTGATTCACTTAACGAGATTACTTTAGCACAGTATCAAAGATTTGAGAAGCTGAACACAGAAGATAATCAGGGTTCTACATTCTTACTGCAAAAGATGGTTGAGATATTTTGTAATCTTGACTTAAAAGATGTAGCAGAGATTAAATACAAATCAGTACAAGAGATTGCAGTACACCTAAACAAGGTATTTGATACAAAACACAGTTTGATACCTACGTTTAAATTAGGAGCAATAGAATACGGATTTATTCCTGTATTAGATGATATGACTTTAGGTGAGTATATAGACCTTGATGAAAACTTGGGAGATTGGCAAAGTATGCACAAAGCAATGAGTGTACTATACAGACCAATTAGTTTTAAGAAAGGACACAAGTACAATATAGAACCATATAGTGGAATGAACGAAAACCTAAAGTATATGCCTTTAGATGTTGTATTTGCTTCTATGGTTTTTTTTTGGAATTTAAACAACGAGTTAATACAAACTATCCTGAACTATTTACAGAAGGAAGCGAACAAGCTGACTACTCAACAGAAGGAACGTTTGGAAGCAAGTGGGGTTGGTATCAA